CAAGGATTCCACAGGCCGTGACATGAACTGGGTTGAGTCAGTATGTAAGTCATACAAACCTGACATAGTTATACTAGACATGGGTGATAAGTTTGCCCGTACTGCAGGGTTTGCTAGACCTGACGAGGCACTCAAGGCTAATGCAATACAGTCTAGGCAGATTGCAAAGCAACAGAACTGTGCCATGTTCTACATGTCCCAGCTATCTGCAGAGGCAGAGGGTAAGGTTGTACTCAACCAAGCCATGATGGAAGGTAGTCGTACAGGTAAAGCAGCTGAAGCTGACCTGATGATTATGATCTCCAAGAACCCTACAGTTGAAGGACAAGAAGAAGAAGACAACCAGCGTCACATTAACATCGTTAAGAATAAGTTGTCGGGTTGGCATGGTATTGTACATACTGACCTTGAGTACAAGACTGCGAGGTACGTAGCATGATAGCACGTAGTTGTTTAAGTTGTGATACTGAATTAAAAGTAGGTGAAAACTGGCATAAATACCACATGGAAATGTATCTATATAGATGTATTACATGTCATCGTGAAGACGCAAAAGCCACTCAGCACAAAAGAAATCCACAAAGGATGTATGTCAACGGTAAGTACATACCAAAGTCACATCCACTTCATAAGTCGGGCAAGTATAAATCATTTGGTGATCTAGCCTTTGGTTCTTTAAAAAATTACGACACAATAAAAGAAGGATATGTGTATGCTATTACTAATTCTGCATGGCCTGAGTGGGTCAAGATAGGTAAGGCACTTGACGCAGAGGACAGGCTAAGTGGATACCAGACAAGTTCACCTATGCGAGACTACAAGTTGGTGTACTCTGTACACTTTGAGGATCGTAACGTAGCGGAGAAAAAGGCACACACAATGGCAGCGTTTAGAACTGCACACCCTTGGAACAAGCATGACAATGGTGAGTGGTTTAAGTTGACACAACAACAGGCAGTAGAAATACTAAAGGAGATTACAGATGATTAAAGTAACATACATAGATCACATGGGTACTGACCTGTCGGTAGTTAATGCGGCACGTGTATCCTTTGGTAAAGTATCTACATGGCATGACCATGACAGTGAAACAGATCAGTATATCTTAAAAGATAAAGATCGTAAGTTGATACACTACTTAGCAGAACATAAACACTTGTCACCTTTTGGTCATTGCTTTGCATCCTTTCATGTTAAGGCTCCCATCTTTGTAGCTCGACAGTTAGTCAAGCATAAGTTCCTACGTTGGAATGAGATAAGCCGTAGGTATGTAGACGATAAACCAACTTACTACTACCCTGATAAATGGAGAGGCCGTAGTGTTGACAAGAAGCAGGGTAGCGAAGGTGTTATAGACTTGTCTACTATAGAAGACTCACCGTACAATACTGCCATACTTGGTTCTGGGAACATGGATGGTCATGTTATAGAAATATCTGAATGGTTACTTGAGACATATAAAACTCTTGTGCGTAATGGAGTAGCACCAGAGCAAGCACGTATGGTGTTGCCACAAAGCACCATGACTGAATGGTACTGGTCAGGTAGCCTTGACGCCTTTGCAGATATGTGTAGCCTACGTACATCTTCTGATGCACAGTACGAAAGTAGAAAAGTTGCAAGTAAGATTAGTGATACCATGTTGAGCTTGTACCCTGTGTCTTGGAATGCGTTGAGAACAACCATGTACAAGGGAGATGAGTAATGAACTGGGTCATGGCTGGCATTAAGATTGGAGAAGTAGGATGAAGGATGTAATAAAGATCGTAGAGATAACCGACAATGAAGATGGCTCTGCCTCTGTACAACTAGAAATGGACTCTGATACGTACCACAAAGTATTTAATGCAGGGTTTATACACTTAATTAAAGAGGGCTTGAAAGGAGAAGAAGATGTACGCAGTGATGTTTGAGATAGAAGAAGGTGAGTTTATATATGATACAGGCAAGGATTGCTTTACATTAAATGATCCTGCTATATACTTTACCGACAAAGAGGAAGCACAGAAACGTGCAGACAAATGGAACACTGGTGTAGTAGTGCCATACATCAGACCAATGACAGAAGATGAACGGAAAAGTTCAGTACAACGAAGGGGATACCTATGACACACGCTACATCAAGCACAGAGATAAGACTACACAGGGCAATGACAGATAACAATCTAACAATTGATGAAGCCATCATTGCAATGGAACTATTTAGAGATACCTTAAATACAAAAAGTCTTGATGTACATAATGAAGGGGTTGACAATCGTGCCAAGATATACGATAACGACTTCACAATACTAGATGATTGGGACAGATGGACCGACTAAAGGGGGCGATACCGACATGAAACACTTAACCCTAGACGTAGAGAATACAGTGGTCAAACGCAATGGCAAGTTACACCTTGATCCGTTTGAGCCAGAGAATACATTGGTTATGGTAGGCATGCTAGATGATCTTGGGAACGAAAACATTATAACTTTCGATCACGCAGAGCAACAACCTACCACAGAGGGTCGGCAAATAGTGCAAGACGCATTAGATGCTGCCCCTCTACTTATTGCACACAACGCACCGCATGATTTGCTATGGCTATGGGAGTCAGGCTTTGAGTATGACGGTGAGGTATTTGATACCTTGTTGGGTGAGTACGTACTACAGCGTGGACAAAAGCAGCCGCTATCTCTTGAGGCATGTGCTGAACGGTACGAATTAGATACAAAGAAACAAGACACATTGAAGGAGTACTTTAAAGATGGATATTCCACACGTGATATACCTCATGGTGAACTATCGGAGTATCTATCACACGATCTCCATGCTACTCAACAGTTGTATAATGTTTTGCAGACATTGTACGAGGGATGCAGTTCACTAATACCAACGGTACAGTTGACCAATCAGTTAGCTGTACATCTTGCACGTATCTATCAACGTGGTTTCAAGGTTGACATGGATGCACTGATGCAGGTTCGTACTGAGTTTGAGCATGAGCGTAACGCATTGAGCATGGCACTTGAGGAGCAAGCCAGTGACCTTATGGGTGACAGACCTATCAACCTCAACAGCCCAGAGCAATTGTCTTGGGTTATCTACAGTCGTAAGCCACACGACAAGAAGATGTGGGCAGACTTGTTTGATGAACGTATGCCTGATGCAGAATACAAACGTAGCATAGCTAGGTACAGCGAGAAGTTATACAAGCAAAAGGCACACCAATGCCGTACATGTAATGGCACTGGGCAAACATGGAAACAGAAAAAGGATGGAACAAAATATGCTAGATCAAATAGATGCAATAATTGCAGTGGTACTGGATATACTTTTAGCAACAGCAATACTCTCATTGCTGGGTTAAAGTTTACACCACCCAATGCCAAGTGGATTAGTGCCAATGGTTTTGGTACAGGTAAAGACAACCTTGTATTCCTTGAGGGCATTGCACGTTCCAAGGGCATGAAAGATGCAGTTGTATTTCTACAGAATGTACGTAGATTGTCTGCAGTTGAGACATATCTTAGCAGCTTCGTAGAGGGCATAGCAACGCATGTAAAGCCTGATGGTATGCTGCACGTAAGATTACTTCAACATCGTACTGGAACAGGGCGTCTGTCAGGCGCAGACCCTAACATGCAGAACATGCCACGTGGCGGTACATTTCCTGTCAAGAAGGTATTCATATCTCGTTGGCACGGTGGGAAAATCATGGAAGCTGACTTTGCACAGCTTGAGTTTCGTGTAGCTGCGTTCTTGTCACAGGACATGACTGCCATTGATGAAGTAACTACAGGTTTTGATGTGCATAGTTATACTGCACAAGTTATTTCTGATGCAGGTCAGCCTATGTCACGGCAAGATGCCAAGGCACATACCTTTGCTCCTTTGTATGGGGCTAGTGGCTTTGGTCGTAGTCCTGCAGAAGCGGCATACTACCAACAATTTACGACAAAGTATTCTGGTGTTGCAGGGTGGCACAAGTCTCTAGCTAAAGAGGCACTCAACACTGGTAAGATAACTACACCATCTGGGCGTGAGTTTGCGTTCCCTGATGTAGTAAGGCGAAGGTTCGGGGGTGTGACATATTTCACACAAATTAAAAATTATCCTGTTCAATCGTTTGCAACTGCTGACATAGTACCTATATCTCTGATATACATAGACAAGCTACTAACAGCAAACAAGCTACGCAGTTGCGTAGTCAACACGGTGCATGACTCAATAGTAATTGACATACACCCAGAGGAAGAGGAGAAAGTATTACGAGTAATACAAGCAGCAAATGACAAGTTAATACCAATCGTCAATCGCAAGTGGGGCATAGACTTTAACATCCCTCTACTATTAGAGGCAAAGATAGGTCCAAACTGGCTTGACACAAAAGACGTAGCGTGATATAACTATCACTCACCTGATCAAAAACAAGGAGACTTACATATGAATCAAGTTACAACAATAGACACAAACAACTTCGCAGCAATGGCTCAAGCAATGGGCATGAACGCAGAGGCATCACAGAATACAAGCAAGGCAAGTACACTTGCACGTTTGCGTATTCATCACACACCTATCATGGGCCAGCAAGAGGTCAAGGGTAAGATGAAGAACGTAGAAGTAATAGGTGGTGGGGCATACAAGTTGGAGATACCTGACGGTCCTACATACTACGCAGAGGGTGCGACTATACGTCCATTCTTGCAACGGTTTATGTACAAGAAGTTTATCAAGGGCAACGACAATACACCTAACCGTTTCCTCAAGACTGTTATGGCTAACGACCTTAACAGTGACATGAAGGACAATGAGGGTGGCTTCAACTGTGGTAAGCCAGCAGGGTTTATCAAAGATTGGGCTGCACTACCTGATACTATGAAGGAACTAATTAAGTCTATCAAACGTGTTCGTGCATTGTTTGGTGTAGTTGAGTTAGTCAATCCAACAGACGAGAATGGTAATGCAGTCGAGGTAGATGCTACAGCATTTATCTGGGAGATTGATAACCGTGATGCC